ATCGCGTCGTTGTACGGGTTGTTAATCAGCGCATCATCAGTCACCTCAAGTGGTGTATCAGGACGCGGCCACCGAAGCGTAATTCTCTCAGTTTGTCGTGCAGGAAGTCGATAGGGGTCGTACTGATCCTTGCAGCCCTCGTCGCAGACCATCAGACCCGGATAATTCGGGTCCGACGATAGCTGCACATAGGCCCTCTTCATGCTGCAACGACCGCATATAGCGATCGAGAGGACCGTATTGCCATGAGTGTCAAGGAATCTTGGCATTATCGAGTGTACGGGCTGATATTCGGGGCGAAATAGATCGGACTCTTGTCGCGCTCTTCCTGCTCGACGTCGTAAAACGCCTCTTTGGCGTACTTCTCAAGCAGCAAAATGCGGTTTTCCTGCACGTCGGGCAGTTCCAGGCTCATTGCATGGGCCAGCATGGCTTGAATGGCCGGAAACCAGCGCTGCGGGACCTCAATCGAGTCCTTTAGGGCGCCGACATCCTGGATCTGACGCTGCCGCCAGAAAACCATCTGCACAAAGCTATTGTTTGGAACCGGCCAAAGGTAAACCTGGGGGTCCAATTTGCGATCAAACCAGAACTGCAGAGGCTGATTGCTGGGAAAGTTGCGATTCGGCAGGTTTGTGTAGTCGTCCTGGTTCAATCTGGCCATCGGGATGTCGGTCACCGTGGTCCCAAAATAGACCTCACGCATCACCAGCGTGCCGGATACGGCCCTTACGCGGTAATACTCGACCGAAACACCCGGCTCGATGATGAACCACGTCCACTCATTGTCAACAAGAACGGTTGATCCTGGGTTCTTCAGGGTGCTCCAGGTTGATCCATTGGATGAATACTCGATGATCAAGTTAACCGTCGAGGAAGTACCCGGCAAAAGGCCGACCATGGTCACATAGGTGTCGACCGTGTACTGCACTGCAATGTTCCCGTTCGGGGAGGTCTGCGTGCAAATGGTGTCCGTATTCTCGTCAAATGCGTTTGAGACAACGCCGCCGGCCGAGGAGGTGTAAGAACCCGACGGGCGCATGGTCTTGCGATACAGGACGTTCCTGACGTCCACAGTGCCCACAGGAAGGTCATAGATATACTGCAAGGCCTTCATGCCTACAACGGTCTGCTCGACGCACCAAAACTGAATCCCGCGGTTGGCGAGGTTTGACAGCAGGTAATAAAGGTTTTGCTTGGAGGCGTTGACCTGCTCGACTGTCAGCGTTTCGGCAAACTTACCGCACCGACGAGCGCCATGATCGATCAGGCTTTGCGTCGTGATAACGGTTTCGCCTACAGTGCCCGATGTGGTCATCTCTATCCCTTAGCATTTCCAGCGCCGCAAAGAGGCCTTAGCGCGTTCTGCAGGCCCTTTCGCGTTATCGACAACCCCTTGCATCCGAGCGCAAAACGAGCGCTTCCTGGCGCCTCCCTCGGGCTGCGGGGGCTTCAGGTTTGATCCTGTTTCTCGGTTGTACTTGGCTCTGCCTTTGGCCGTGAGACCCGCGCCTTGAGACGCTGGCAACTTCTCACCACGACCAATCGCAAGGCTCGGACCGCCGTCCTTAAGCCGTTCAGGAAGCTTCTCATACGACTTTCTCCCGGTATTGGACTTGGTATATTCCGCGCCCACGCTAGGCTTGATTCCGACCTTCTTCGCAAACGAAGGATTGTGGGCAACTGCCTGCATTAGGCGAAATTGCTCTTTGCTCTTAGCTGGCATAGCTCTTCACCATTTCCAAAACTATGGTGTAGAAGTCTCCAGCAGAAGCGTCGGCGGTTGAAAACAAAACATCGCCAGTGCTACCGGCTCCAGCGTTGTTAATCAAGCCGCCCATCTTTTCAAAGTCAAATGTGTATTGAGAATTCTGAGGTACGCCCCAAGCAAACACGTCGGTTGTGGCATCCCAATAAATCTGCACTTCCATGCCATGAGTCACTGCATGGATCTTGGTAATCGTTACGCCATCGCAGGCCTTGCCTGAGTTACTCGCCCCCAAGGCTGAAACATCAACCTTAAGAACCTTATTCTCTCCGGTGCCGTCGGACAAGTTCGTAAACTTCATGATGGCCATGCGTTCGCCATCAAACAATGTTTGGCTTGCTACTGCATCTGCCATGATGATTCCTCAATGTAGAGCAGGGGCCGTTAAGCCCCCGCTATTTAGCACGCGCCGCCGTAGGCCTTCTTCATAATTCTGCCGCCCTTTTTATGGGTATCAGCAAACTTGGTTACATAAGGTGGTTTCGTAGCAGGCACCTTGGGATACTTCACTGCCTTGCCGTCATCCTGCAATCCGCCTTTTTTGGACTTTTGGATCACGCCGCCAGTTGCGCATTTTTGAATGACGCCACCGGTTGCGTACTTTTCAATAACGCCACCAGTCTTAAGGCCCTTGTGAGCCTTCGAGGCAGGCTTATCCTCATGCGACTTGAGTTCCTTCTTGATGCCTTTCATCTCGGCCATCTCGGCCTTGTGCATCGACTTGGACTCAACCTCGCCGCCTTTCTTGCGCATCATAGGACCGAGCATACCGCCACGAGGCACGGTCATCTTAGGGGCGACACCACGACGGGCAGCGGCAGGGATACCACGCTCCGAGGGCATTGCGGCCATCGGCATACGGTTACCCATACCAGCGCCAGTAGGCATGCCACCCATAGCTTTACGTTGAACATGGCCACCCTTCTTTAGCTTTAACTCTATTGAAGGCTCGGTGGTCATCATCTTTACCATCGGTTTGAACTGACCCATCATTTGCTCCAATTAAGCCTGAGTTACGCCAAGTGCGCCTTGACGAGTAGCGTTTGGTCCAACAGCAATGGCAGGCAAAAGAACGCTCATGACTGTCCTATTGATACCATCTGAAGCGGTTCCTGGGACGTAGGTGCCGCGTACATCACCGGTCGTAGCCGTTGCAGTTGCCGTGTCTGCCGCAACAAACGTACCAGTGTCTTGCGCAAGCGTGCTGTTTGTCTTGACGCTTGCAACATACGCAGCATTGGTTACGCGCACCGGAATGCCAAGGATATCGGTCGTCCCCATCGTGATCGCTGTTCCTGTTGCACCCGCAACCGAAACGGAACTAATGAGATAAAACGCCTTCTTTCCATTTACTGCCGTGCTTACCGCAGCGCTCGAGGTGATCGTCTCGGTCATTGCCTGACCGTAATAATCATACCCAGACACGGTAAATGCTTGAGGAGCAACGCCCAGGGTATAGGTCAAGCCTGTCGGCGTACCTGCGGTTGTTACAACAGCAGCACCCGCAGTTGTCGTCAAGGTTGCGCTTGTAGCAGTCACCGCGGTCAGAATATAAGTCGTCGGGTTTGTGTAACCCGTGATTGATCCTGTGCCGCCCAAGGTACCCGAGATCGTGAGTCTCTGACCCGTTACCAAGCCAGCCTGTGACGTGAACGTAATCTGTCCGCCTGTTCCTGCAATGACGACGCTACTTAGCGTTGCCGCTGCTGCTGTTGAGGTCGTAACACTGACAGCACGCGGTACATCAAGCTGAAGCACTGTTCCATAGTTGCTGGAAACAGACTTCACTGAAGTGCCTGCGGTTAGCGTGATTGAACCTGCTACCGTCGGCGTTTGGCTTGCAGCAATGTTGTTTGCAACAAGGGCCTGGGGGATCGTATCCCAAACAAACAAACGTCCAAGAGGGCCTACACCTAAGTCCATTGGTGCAGGATCGCCCAACAAGGCGTTTCCGTTGGCGTACATCGTGGTGCTTGAGGCGGTCTGCGACGTGTTAACCGTATAGGTGCCTACGCCACCAGTTCCTGTGCCAAAAGCCGTGATGTATGTGCCATTCGTTACACCGCTACCATCAATATATTGACCCACGAACAGTGAATCGCCTGACAGCATCGCTGTAACAGTAAGCGTTGTGGTTGCTATCGATCCAGTAAAGATTGCGCTGGCGTTGCGATAGCCCGTGCCCATGTAAGTTTGGGCAGGACCTAAAAACAGGTCATCTGAAAACTGAGGCATCGTCTTCTCCTTGAAAAGCTTGACGAGGTCTTAAAAAAGGCCGGCTGTTACACCGGCCCTTGCTTCTTAAACGCCAGGAGTGCCGTACATAGCACGCGGGTCGGTCCAGCCGATGTCATAACGCTCGGTGGCCTTGTAACGCATGGAGTCGGTTTCGAAATCACCTTCCATGGTCTTCTCAAGGGCACGGCGCATCATCAGCTTCATACCTTCCGGAGCATCGGTCTGCACCCACCATGCGGTAGGCGAGGTCAAACGGCTGATAACCGAAGCGCCCTCGGACAACAAGCCAATCGATTTGATCGGGTTGATGTCGTTGTTTGCGGTACCAGCACGCAAGACGCTCTTGAGCAGAACTTCTGCCTGGAACGTGTTGCCGGGTGCTACAACAAGCTTCAGCGGGTTCAAACGGATCTTCTTGCCGTTGTTGTCAACAGCTTGACGGATCTGGATGAGCATTTGCTCAAGCGACGTTTGCGAGAGGTTCGCGGCGGTCGTAAGCAAGTTGCTGAAGGTGCCACTAACGATTGGGTGCGAAGCGGAGTTCAAGGGAACGCCGTCACCACCGTTGTAGCCTGCCGTAAAGGCGCGGTTGAGCACGTTGGCTGCCAAGGTCTCCTTGGTCTCGACGAGAGACTGTGCGAGGTGCTTAGCATAGACCTGACCGATACGGATATGGTCGCCGTCTTCCACGAGCACTTTGGTCAAGGCGAAGGCAAGGCCATACACCTTATAGACGTAGCGCTTGAGGAAGAGCACGCCGCCCTGCTGATATGTGACGGGGGTGCCGTCAGGCATTTCAGGGGCTGCACCAAAACCGTAAAGGACCGGCTCTTCGTGGTAGTTACGGGGGATACCGTTCTGCTCACGGAAAACGGTAGACCATTCATCGGCTCTCTGGTCATAGATACCGTCGAACGACTCGTTAAGAATCGGTTCGACAATCGACCGAAAGTCGGTACTGCGCATCGGGGCTGCCATGTTCTAGCCCTCCTTAAGCGATGGTTATCGGGTAGGCCTTAGCCGAACCCGTATAGATAGCGCCGAACTGATGTTCAGCAATCTGCGCACGCACGATGACATAGGCGTCACCCCAAGC